CGGAACACCCACAGTTACATCTACCTACGCTGATGCTGGGGCTTCTGCTTGGGATATTGCAGTAACAGCCGATACGACTAATGGTGGAATAAGAGTTACCTTTACAGGGCAAGCGGCAACGACTATCAGGACAGTCTGCCAAATCCGCACAACCGAAATGACTTACTAAGGAGAAATCATGGCATTAAAGCTCGCAGTTCAAACCCAATTTGGCGTACCAGCCCCACAAGCCTACGCTAGAATCACTAACTTCTTTGGCACTAAAGACCAAATCCAAGTCCAAGTGGCTATTCATTATGACGAGTCGGCAAGGCATGGCAATATGGCTACAGTCAAAGAAAACGCACACTACATCAATATGGAAGATTTAAAGGGCGACTTAATCCCTGCAATCTACGAGGTTCTAAAGACCTATAGTGACTATGCTGATGCAGAGGATTGCTGATATGTCTGAAGCTGAGCTAAAACTCCTAAGTCACGAAGAAGTATGTAAAGTTCGATACGAACAGATCCATGCTAGACTAAAGAGACTAGAACAGATTCTCCTCGGTACTGCTGGATTCATTATTATAACACTATTAACTTTGGTACTTAAATGAGTATAGCACATTCCGTAGGTAAGAACTTAGTAGCTAATACTAAGACTACTATGTTTACTGTCCCTACCAGAAGCCTTGCTAAATGGAGTTTACTCTTTGCTACAAACCACAGCACATCGTCTAAATGGTTTAGTGCTTGGTGGTACGATAAGAGTGCAAATATTGAGATTGAAGTATTGTTTCAGTATACTTTAACTGCTAAAGAGTTTATCAGAATAGATGGACAGGCTTATGTAATGTTAGACGAAGGTGATGAAATCAGAGTACAGTCAGAGACAGGTTCTACAGCAACTTGTATTATTACTGTAGAGCTAGAGCAACGTAGTACAGTACAACAGTTTAACTAAGGAATAACAATGCCACTCGCTAAAGGTAAGTCACAGAAGACAATTAGTAAGAACATTTCTAAAATGGTCAAAGAAGGTCGTCCTCAGAAGCAAGCAGTAGCAATTTCCCTGCGTCAAGCAGGAGTTCCTAAACCCAAAAAGAAAGGTAAGTAATATGCCAATGGTAAATGATAAGAAGTTCCCCTATACAACTAAGGGTAAGAAGCAAGCTAAGACATACGCTAAGAAGACTGGTGCTAAAGTAACTACTCCAAAGGCTAAACCCATGAAGAAGGTGGGAGCTATGCGTGGCTACTAAGCCTGGCTTGTATGCCAATATCGCAGCCAAGCGTCGTCGTATTAAGGCTGGATCTAGAGAGAAGATGCGTAAGGTAGGTAGTAAGGGTGCTCCTACGGCTAAAGCTTTTAAGGAAGCTGCTAAGACAGCGAAGAAGAAATGATTAAGAAAGGTAAAGAAACCTTTGCTGGGTATAATAAACCTAAGCGTACTCCTGGACATCCTACTAAGTCCCATGCTGTATTGGCTAAGTCTGGAGATACGGAGAAGCTTATTCGTTTTGGTCAACAAGGTGTAAGCGGAGCAGGTTCAAGCCCTAAGACACCAGCAGAGAAGGCTAGGCAGAAGAGCTTCAAAGCTCGCCATGCTGCAAATATCGCTAAAGGTAAGCTTTCTGCTGCGTACTGGGCAGATAAAGTTAAGTGGTAGGTATTGACTTTTAATCAATTTTATGGTATAATATATAACTATGGCATCAATGAACTATATCCAACTCGTCAATGACGTACTTATCAGGCTACGTGAGCCAGAGGCTACCTCAGTTTCTGACACTAATTACGTTAAGCTTATCGCTCGTTATGTCAATGATTCTAAGAGAGTCGTCGAAGATGCTTATAATTGGAATGCTCTGTCTGAGACGCTTATAGCAACCACTACTAATGATATTTTTAACTATGTTTTGACAGGCTCAGGACAAAGATTCAGAGTTATTGATATTATAAATATCACAAGCAAAGCCTTTGTAACAATAAAATCTACAGTAGAGATGGATAATTTATTCCTGCTGTCTGCTCAGAAGGGAACTCCTACATACGCTAACTTCAACGGTACAGATTCTAATGGAGATACGCAGGTAGACTTATACCCTACTCCTAATGGGGCTTATACAATTCACTTTAATATTATTAAACCTCAAGAACCCTTAGTAGCTAATGCTGATGTATTATATGTTCCACCTGAACCAGTTATCTTAGGAGCACTTGCAAGAGCTCAGGCAGAGCGTGGTGAAGATGGAGGAGTACAAGCAGGGGAGACATATCAGTTAATGAAGCAAAGCTTAGCAGATGCTATAGCACTTGAATCTGGACGATATGTTGAGGAACAAGAATGGATTCCTCTCTAAATGGCTAGTCAACTTCAAACAGCTTCGATAGGAGCTCCTGGATTCTATGGACTTAATCTCCAAGAGTCCAGCATTACACTGTCTTCAGGGTATGCTCTGAAGGCACAGAATTGTGTGATTGATAAGTATGGTCGTATCGGTGCTCGTCGTGGATGGACACCAGTAAACTCCTCAGTTAACACAGACTTAGGTTCTGGTAATCCAGTAGAGTTTATATTTGAAGTAGTTACTGGTGGCGGTACAGATTTACTTAGTGCTGGTAATAACAAATTATTCGTAGGCACAACTACGATGACTACTAAGACAGTACGCAATGCAACTAATAGTGGTGATGCTACATATACAATCACTGCTAATAACTGGCAAGGTGCTGCTTTATCCTACGGTGATGTAAGCGACTTTCAGCCTCATGTGTACTTAGCACAAGCTGCTCATCCTATGTTAGTGTATCATGAGTTACCTACATCTGGCGGTGCTTTTGATGCTCACGATAGCGGTACGTTTGGATACCAAAGAGTAGGAGACGCTGCTGCGTTGCCTCTTAATCACAGTACTTCTACCTTTATGCCTAGCTGGGTACTGTCCGCTTATGGAAGAATCTGGTGTGGTGGCATAGCAGGAGATACTCAGACTGTCTACTTCAGCGACTTACTAGCTGGTACAGACTTTCAGAATGGTTCTGCTGGTTATTTAAACCTACAAGAAGTATTGCCTAATGGTGATCCAGTAGTCGCTGCTGCAGCACATAACGGATATATTATATTCTTTGGTAAAAAGAATACAGCTATCTATGCTAATCCCTTAGACACTGGTGGATTAGTATTAGTAGAAGTGTTAAGTAACATAGGCTGCATAGCTCGTGACTCAGTACAGAGTATTGGTACAGATGTATTGTTCTTATCTGACGCAGGAGTTCGTAGCTTACAGAGAGTAATACAAGAGAAGTCACTACCAATGAGAGACATCTCTAAGAATGTTCGTGATGAGTTAATATCACAGGTAGCTTCTGAGACAGACTTAACTAAGATTAAAAGTATTTATTATGAGCGTGATGCTATCTATCTCTTAACGCTTCCTACTACTAAGTTTGTGTATTGCTTTGACACAAGAGCTTCGTTACAAGACGGAGCAATGAGAGTTACAATATGGGATAGTCTAGAACCAAAAGCTTTCTTTGTTACTCAGAATAAAGATTTATATATTGGTAAGCCTGGTTATATTGGTAAATACTTTGGACACTCTGACAACGGATCTGTATATCGTTTACAATACTTTACAAACTATTTTGACTTTGATGCTGCAACAACATTAAAGATTTTAAAGAAGATTGGCTGGGTACTTATCGGAGGAACTAACCAATCACTTGCAGTTAAGTGGGGTTTTGATTACAGCGAAGGCTATCAAGCTACCACGTATACTTTAGATACTGCTGTGGTGTACGAGTATAACATAGGTGAATATAATATTGCTGAGTATAGCTCAGGTATTGTTTTAGATCGCTTCTCAATTAATGCTGGTGGTCAAGGAACTGTAATGCAGCTTGGCTTAGAAGCAGATATTAATGGTAATCCTCTGTCAATTCAAAAGATTGACGTAGGAATTAAAAAAGGAAAGACTTTAGTTTAAGGGAAATCTATGTCTAATTATGTAAAAGCAACTAACTTCACAGCTAAGGATAGTCTTCCTTCTGGTAACTCAGGCAAGATTGTTAAGGGTGCTGAGATTGATACTGAATTAACTGCTGTAGCTTCTGCTATTTCTTCTAAGGCTGACTTAAACAGTCCTGCTTTAACAGGAACTCCTACAGCTCCTACAGCTTCTGCTGGTACTAACACTACTCAGTTAGCAACCACAGCGTTTGTGCTAGCTAATGCTATTCCTAGTGGTTTAATTTCTATGTGGTCTGGTACGATTGCTAGTATCCCTTCAGGATGGGTACTATGTAACGGCTCTAACAGCACTCCTGACTTGCGTAACAAGTTCATCATTGGTGCTCATAGCGATACTGCTGGTGTAGCATACTCCACTATTACTGGTTCTAATACTCAGTCTGGCGGTTCTAAAGACGCTACTAACGTAAGTCATACCCACACAGCAACTTCTGTAGTTACAGACCCTGGACATTTCCATACAGTTAACTTATTCTATTCTGGATCTGGTGGAAACTACCCAGATATTGCTGGTTTTACTGGTGGTGCAGGTGTTAGTGACGAAGGTACAAACGATATCAATACCAACACTACAGGCATCACTGTAGCAACAACAAATAGTACAGAAGGTTCTAGCGGTACAAATGCTAACTTGCCTCCATACTACGCATTAGCGTTTATTATGAAGACCTAACATGAAAGTACCTGTAGTCTTAAGAGACGACTACATAATGTACTTAGAATTACACGATGCAGCTTTGTGGTTTCATACAGATGTACATAAGTGGTCGCAGGAAATAAAGAAAGATTTTATAAAAGATTTAGATACTTTGCACACCCTAGTTAGTATTCCTTTGTTAGCGTTAATAGATAATATAAAACTAGCTAAGTTTGCTGAGATAATTGGTTTTAAATATGAACAACCTTTCAAAGGTAGAGATAATGAAATATATCAGATATACAGTAGGAGCATATAATGGGTAAGTTATTTAGCAGTGTAGCCAATATATTTACAGGAGCAGATGAAACTAGAGCTGCTGGAGAGAGAGCTGCCGCAGAACAACGTACAGCGTCTCGTGAAGGAGCTGCTGCTGCTGCGTTTAGACCAGTAGGAATGACTACTAGGTATGGAACATCACGGTTTACTCGTCAGATAGACCCTGCTACAGGTATTCCTTATATCTCTGAAGCTGGTTATACTGCTGCTCCTGAGCTACAAGCTATTCAAAATCGTTTGTTTGGTCAACTTGATCCTTCTCTTCGATATGCTGAAGGAGTAGGTGCAGCATTAGAGCCTTTAACTCCTGCGACACAAAGACTCTTCCAGTTAGGCGAACAATATATAGCTGCTTCTCCTGAAGAAACTGCTCAGCAATATATTCAATCACGTCAGGCTCTGCTCCAGCCATTGCGTGAACAACAGTTTGCTGGTCTTCGTAGTCGTGCTTTTGCTACTGGTCGTGGTGGTTTAGGAGTTCAGACTGGTACAGGTCGTGCTCCTGCTAATCCTGAGATGCAAGCATATTTTAATGCCTTAGCTAATCAAGATCTACAGTTAGCTGCTGAAGCTGAACAAGCAGGACAACAGCGTATTGCCTTCGGTACTGGTCTATTCGGTACAGGTGCTAATTTATTAGGCACACAATATGGAACATATGCTCAGGCATTCCAACCATTACTAAGCACCTTAGGAGCTTCTGGTCAAGTAGAACAAATGGCAATGCAACCTTATCGATTAGGATTAGAACTCGGTACTGCTGCTCAGCCAGGTGCTACAACTGCTGCTAATCTATACACAGGTGGTCAGATACAAGCTGCACAAACACAATACGGTGCAACTGCTGCAGCCAATGCTGCTAATGCTGGCTTCTGGAGTGGTTTAATGCAAGGCGGTGCAAATATTTATGCACGAAGTGCTGGCAACACTGGCACAAGAACTACTCCAATGGCTTAATAAGGAATAATCATGGCAACTACATTCGCTAAAGGTTTATTTGGAGTCGATCCTGCTGAGTACTCCATGCAGCAACAAAAGCTGTGGTCTAATCTATATGCTCAAGCTAGTTCTCCTTATGAGAAGATGGGTCTTGCTTTAGCTCAGATCGGAGGAACTGCTCTAGGATTAGATGAGACTGCAGTAGACAAGAAGATTGCTGATATCTCTAAAGTACTTAATGACATTGGAACAAAGTATCAAGTAGGAACTGCGGAGTATTACAAAGCAGTAGCTGATGCACTACCTGCTGAGTATCCTGATGCCAAGGCTCAAGCACAAGCTGAGTATATTAAGTTTAAAGCAAACGAAACTAAGACATATTCTGATGCTGTGACTGCAATTCAAAAGAATCCTGAAATAGTAGATACTTTTGCTGATCCTCTTAAGATAAGTGTGCTACAAAAAGCTACTCGTAAAGGGTGGAATGAAGAAGAAACTCCAGTACCGACAACTGTTGCAGAGATGACAGACTTTGCTAAGAAATTTGGTTTGACTGCTGATCCTGATTTCCGTCGCTATACGGCTATGCAGAAAGTAGCTGAGAAAGAAAAAACAAAAGAAGCACAAGAAGAGAAAAAACGTGGTCTTGATATTGAAAATACTGAAGTAATAATTAAAAAGAATAAAAAAGAATTATTAGAGATTGGTAATGACTTTAAACAAGGTGCTCGTTGGAACGAAGAACGTGAAGCTGCTATTAAACTTCTAACTGCTAATGGAATTGACTGGACTAAGCCTTTAGAGCGACGAGACAGAATGAATCCTGAGCTAGTAACTGCTCAAAAATTAGCCTTACGTAATCCTTGGACAGGTGCTGCAGCAAGTACAATTACTCCTGCTAGAGAGATTATTCCTCCTGCTCCTCGTAGAAGCACTACATCACCCGCTGCACCAGCACAATCTGGATGGTCTGCTACAGTAGTTCCCCCTCCTGCTAAGAAATAAGGAACACTCATGCCTTTGTTTAGAGTAACAGCTCCTGATGGTGCTGTAATAGAAGTCAATGCTCCTGAAGGTGCTACCGAAGCACAAGCTATTGCGTACGCTCAACAGCAATACAACCCTTCTGCTAAGCAAGCTCCTGCTGTAGATCCTTTAGTAGCTGAGACAAACAAAGCAGCTATCGATAAGATTTCTCAAGCTATCCCTGAACCAGTTAAAGAAATAGCTAGTAAGATTAGCAATGTTGTGAAGGCTGGTTATAATGCTTTACCTGAGGATGTACAAAAAGCAGGTAAATCTACTGGCAACTTCTTACTTGATTCTATCGAGATCCTTAGTCGTCCCTTCCAAGCTACTTCTACGTATTTAAAAGCCATTGGACAAACTCCTGAGTTTAAGAGTGGTGCTCCGATATGGGAGATTCTTTCTGATAAAAACTTAGCAGATGCTCAGAAGGCTGGTATTCGTGGTCTTACAGGCGAAGAAAAAGCTACATTCCAAGAAGCATTGCCTGACGACTTTCGTAGAAACAACCCTGTTAAGTCTATGTTATTTGGCTTTATGGGTGATATTTTTATTGATCCTCTTAAAGCAGGAACTGTAACTCCCTTCTTTAATACTGTTAAATCTGCTGCTAAGACAGTAGATAATTCTGTTGGTATTACTTCTCGCTTAGCAGATAATGAATTGTTCAGAGCGTTTAATATTAACACAGGTGACGTAGACAAAGCTCAGAAACTATTCAATGATTTTCGATATGTCAGAGACAAAGCTAGAATTGAAAGTGTTCAGAATGCTAAGGCAGTAGAGAATCAAATTAAAGCATTGTCTAAGCAGACTGGTGTTCCAGTTAACGAATTAAAAGCTAAGATCGTACAAGATATCGAGACTGGTAACCTTAGTGATGATGTTATCGGAGCAATGGAGCAGAAGATCGTAGCTCGTAATCGTGAAATCTTAGAACAACAAAGAGCTGCTGGTATTGATATTAGTGACTTAGGTGAGACTTATATGCCTCACATCTTAACTAAAGAAGCTGATGATATTTTAAATAGCAAAGGGTCTAAGAACTTCTTTGGTATTCGTGCTTCTGCAAAAACTCCACAAGCATTACAACGAGAGATAGAAGGAACAGTAGCTGAGATTAATGCTAAAAATATTTACGGCACGTCAAAGTATTTTCAAGACGATCCTGCTATTCTGTCTGGTGTGTCTGAGTTCAATGCAGCTAATGCTATTGCTGGTAAAGGATTCTTAAATAAGGCTGCAGAGTTAGGTGTTCGTGCTGATGTAGCTCCTGCGTCTTATGTTACAGTCCCTGAAATACCAGGTGTTAAGTTTCCAAAAGAAGTAGCAGATCGTCTTAACAGATCATATCAGACATTAACCAATAATGAAGAGATTAGTAAATTTTTCAAGGTATACGACGGTGCTCAGAATTGGTGGAAAATGTGGTCACTAGGTGCTCGTCCAGCATACCATGCTAAGAACACTGTAGGTAACTTATGGAACAACTACCTTGCTGGTGTTACTACTCCTAAGCCATACGCTGATGCTGCAGCTTTCCAAGTAAAGCTTGCTAAGAATAATATGAATGGTTCTATTGCTGGCTATAAGACAGATGAACTCTATGAAGCAATGGCTACTCGTGGTATCTTTGGTGAAGGGCAGTACTCAGGAGATATCGCTAGAACTGTAGAAGACGTATTGAAAGGCGGTTCTTCTAATCCTTTCACACTATCTACTAAGAATCCAATTCTTCGTGGTGGTTTTAAAGTAGGACAGACTATCGAAGACAATGCTCGTATTGCTTTGTTCATTGACTCCTTAAACAAAGGAAAGAACTTTGATGAGGCTGCTTCGCAAGTGCGTAAGTACCTCTTTGATTATGGTGATCTAAGTCCATTTGAGCGTAGTACTCTTAAGCGTCTCATGCCTTTCTATACATGGTCACGTAAGAACTTACCTCTGCAGTTAGAGGCTATTGTTCGTCATCCAGATAAGGTTAATAAGCTAAACTTAGCAAGGGAGAATATCCAGTTTGAGACTGAGATTCCAGACTTAGAAGATGTTCCTGATTATATCAGATCAGCTATGCCTATTTACGGTGCTGAGAAGTTCTTAGGAGAACCTGCTGTACCTGGAACTGCTAAGGCAATTACATTACAGAACTTAATTCCCTTCTCTGATCTAACTACATTTACTAAGTTCTTAGACACAGAGACAGCACCTTCTATGATAGAGAGAGGTAAACTATCTAGTACCATTTCTACTGCATTAGGAGGAATCTCTCCATTACTGAAAGCACCCTTAGAATTCTTCTCTAACTACGATTACTTCCGTCGTAAAAACATTCAAGAATATCCTGGACAAACAGCAGATGTAATGGGTATTGAATTACCTGTGCATGTAGCTAAGTTATTATCAAATATTGTAATGCTTAATGAGATTGATAGGGCTAATCCTGGTGGTGTATTTGGCACACGCTCAGTAGATCCAGTTACTAAGGAAGTTACTACAACTCCTGGAATCTTAGGTTTTACTCCTCGTGAGGCTCGTATTGATTTGCCTGAGGAACAACGTGAAGCACAGTACTTAACTGGTGTTCGTATATATGATATTGTCTTTGAAGATGTAGCTGAAAGAACTGAAAAGAAAATACGTAGTGATATAAAATTTTTAGAAGCTAAGATGAAAAAAGCTGATGAAGAAGAGAAAGACCGAGAATTTTATAGGGCTGAGGAAGCTTTAGAAAAGTATCTAGATGAGTTAGATCGTATCGATGAAGCACGTAAACGTCGGCAGGACAGAGAAAAATGAATCATGTCAGATCAATTTGGATTTATCGAAGGAGCAAAATCTGTAATAAGTAGTATGGATGCTAGTCGTGAGGCTAGTAAATCCATTACTAAAAGTATTGTCGATGTACAAAAGGATGTTGCAGCAGTAGCACAGCAGAAAGACTTAGAGCGTAAGAGACAGATACGAGAAGCTCAGGTCTTTAAAGAGCAGTACTTCAAGAGAGCAATGATGGAATGGCAACGTCAAGAATCCATCCGTATCGAAGAAGCTAAAGTCAAAGCTGATTTCATAAGAAAGCATGGAGCAAAACGCTGGACTGAAATCGAATCCATTAAACAAAAGATAGAGAAACAAGACAATGAACTTACTAGAGAGTTTAAAGAAGATTTGGCAAAGGTTCGTAGAGCAATGTTCATGTGCTATGCAGTGGCTGCGGTCATTGCTTGGTATCTAACCTGGGGAGTTAAACAATAATGTTACCATTGATGGCACTATTTGATGTTGGGATGAAAGTCCTAGATAAATTTATTCCTGATCCAGAAGCTAAGGCAAAGGCTCAGAAAGAACTACTACAAATGCAACAAGAAGGTAAGTTAGCTGAGTTAAACGCTGACAATATCGAGGCACAAGAACTTACAAAGCGTCAAGAAGCAGACATGGCTAGTGATAGCTGGCTCTCTAAGAACATAAGACCTATGACCCTAGTGTTTATTCTCTTGGTCTACTCAGCATTCGCTACGATGTCAGCATGGGACATAGAAGTAAACAATAACTATGTTGAACTCCTAGGTCAATGGGGTATGTTAATTATGTCATTCTACTTTGGAGGTCGTACCCTAGAGAAAATCATGGACATGAAGAAGGATAAGAAAGATGAACCTAAGCCCTAACTTTACCTTAGAAGAACTAACCCACTCAGAAGTAGCTGAGCGTAAGAACTTAGACAATACCCCTAACGCTACCGAGGTTGCTAACTTAACTAGACTAGCAGCTTTGCTTGAGCAGGTTAGAACCCTCCTAAACAAGCCAATCATGATTAACTCAGGCTTTAGGTCTAAACCAGTCAATGACTCTGTCGGTAGCAAGGACACTAGCCAACATAGGATAGGTTGTGCTGCTGATATCAGAGTCCCAGGAATGACCCCTAAACAGGTCGTAGAGGCTTGCATTGCTTCGGATATACCCTTTGATCAAATCATCGAAGAATTCAGCTCCTGGACGCATATAAGCGTTCCTAACGGTACTGCTGATAAACCCAGAAGACAAGCCTTAATTATTGATAAGGCTGGTACTAGGAATTTCGTGTAACATTTTGTAGGTACTTAGCAGTATTTACCTATAGTTTATAACAAAAAAGCCCTCCGAAGAGGGCTCTTAAGTTACAACTCAAAAGAGAATAGTAGTCTAAATATTCCTACGTCTATGATTAGATGTCGACAGTCATCATACTCAGCGACGTACTCAAAGCCTACCATAAATCCAGTGAGAAAGTATAGTTCAAGACTCATTTGATTCTTCCTTGTATTTATCAATTGCTCTGGTGATCAGGGCTTCTAAGCCAACCTGAATGAGAAGAGTCTTAGCTTCTTCGTCTAGTTCTACTTCCATATCAGCAGACCCATCCTCATTCTCAGTCAAGCATAGCAGTTCAATCTTCATTTAACTGGACATGCACCACTGGCACACTCGTCCCCTCCATCAAAGTTTGCTTCATCAACCTTAGTAATCAAACGAGTCTTAGAGACTAGCTCATCATACTGCTCCTTAGTAATCTCCTCTAGAGGTGCTTGATGGAATCCATGTTCATTGTGTAGCAGGAAAGACAAGGACTTGTGGTTGTTCTTGTAATTCTTAGCAAGGTACTTCTTAATCTCAGGTAGTTCTTCCTTACGATAATACACTGTACAGGAAACACTATTGTCTGACCAATGAGCTTGTAACCATTTCACAACTTCTAACTGATCAATCGCAGTCATCTCAGCAGCAAGCTTTGTTCCCTCTGGATAGCAGAATGGGAAGCTAACTACCATTGTACTGTGATCTTCACTGCCATCAAAGTTACGCTGATACTCCACAGGATAACCATGATCACGACAGACTTGTACTAAAGCGTGGTCTGCTGCGATGCGAATCCTACGAATCATGTGTCTAGAATACGCAGGATGGCAACCAGAAGTTACACCTGGAAGTAACGACAGAGTACCTGAAGGTTTAACAGTGGTAAGTTTTACTGACTCAGGAAAGCCATGCTTAGCACTGTACTCTTTATCGAAAGCTCGTAACTCTTCATAAGCTTCAGATAACCAGCTACGTTGTTCATCACTTGCTTGCAAGACACCAGTAACTCCGATGCCCATCCGCATATTACTATGCACAATATCTGCAGTCTCTTCGAGATGGCAGGGTAATGCGAGACTATGCTTATTGATTCGATACAGCAGCTTACAGATGTCTACGAATTCTTCCTTACTAGTTACATTCGATAGATATATCTCAGCTAAGCAACAAGTCTCATAAGGAGCTAGGGACTGCTCAGCACAAGGATTGTAACCCATCACCTTAGGGTCAGGATACTGAGTCTCTCCCAGTCTTCCAATCTTTCTGCTAAGCTTCAGGTTAATTAAACCATAAGGCTCGCCCTTGCCTTCGTACCCATCCCAGAAATACTCATGTAGATCTTTGAAGTCGTTACATACTACGCTGTTATTAGACATAGCTCTCCACGAAGGGATGTTGCCCATGTCCCACCGTTTAGCCAGCAAGTATTCAACGTCATCAGGATCACCAATAGCAATCTGAGCAGAGCGTCTTACATTACCAGCGACTACTACTGCACCGATAATATTCATGATGTCGAGGCAGTCAATAGAGCGTAGCTGTCTACCTGCTCTCTTCTCCAAGATCTCACTGATCTTAGCAATACCCCAACATAAATCCTCAGCACCTGAAGCAGTGCCTCCAAAGCCCTTAATAGGAGAACCTTTACCTCGGACTAGTATAGTAGAATACGTAAAAGTAGTTTTACTATCGCTGAGGAAAGCTGCCTTAAGAGTCTTACCAAGCAACTGAACCCATCCCTCACGAGAATCAGGCACGATAAAGTCAGCGTCGTTACTGTCCACACGAGTAGGAGTAGCAAAGCTGGAGTTAACAGGAGGAAGTTTTTGTATATGCTCTCTTTGAATATTGTATCCAACTCCAGATCCTAACATTAATAAGTCCATTGCCCAGGTGAAGGGACGTACTGGATGGTCTATGACAGTGAATGCACAGTTTTGTAAACTAGCTAGACCTAAGCGACCTACTGTCTCAGTACCCATCTGCCATAAGAAGCGACCTGCTACAGTACCCTTCAATTCCATCAGATACTTCTGTAAGCGTTTCTTCTCAGCATCAGTAAAGCCACACTTAAGCTGATCATTAGACGCTGCTACGACACGATTAACTGTGTCTTCAAACTCTTCTGTAGGACTAGCAGGATCTGCTTCGTTCAATCGACGAGCGTATGTCCTTTTGTATGTTATATATCCTACGGTGCTAAACGGTGTATTAAATTCTGTCATTCAGTTTCTTCCCAATCTACTTCTTTTAGAAGTCTGTTATAGTTGTTTTCGATAGTGTCGCTAAAAGTTTCTACTAAGTCTTCTGAAGCTATGTCGAGTAGCTCCAGAAGCATTACTTCATCTAAACTCTTCAACCGTTCTTTTAATTCTGTCAGTGTAAGAGTACGGTTCATTTATTTTTTCTTAGCAACACGCTTAGTAGCGTTAGCTTTAGCTGCCTTGGCTGGCTGCGTAGAACAGGCTGTAATAAAGTCAATCGCTTTCTGAGCAGCCTCTTGGAAAGCCTTTAGCTGGGTAACAGATTCTTTGTAGTTCCAATCACTGCACCACCAATTAACTACATTCTTGGTATCAGACTGGATGGTTACGCTAACTTGCCAGTCATCATCCTTATCCATGCGTCCATCAACTGTTACGAATGCATTGTCGTCTGGGAAAAACTTATTAAATTTTACTGTCTTCACTGGTTTCTGCTCCTCTAAAAATTTATGTGATTCGTTAAGAATTTTTACTAATGATGTAGTCAAGGTAGTGTCTCGCTTTCTGTAAGTCCTGCAATCCGTCTTTATGTTTCCAACGTAGCATATATTTTACCACATTTCCCTCCCAAAAGTCAAGCTCCCAGGCTTCTATAATATCCCAAGGTTGTATACCATTACCCTTGTGATAGTGTTTACCTCCTACCTGTGTATCCCTAGGAGTTAACTCAGGCTCTTCTACTTGAAGTCTACGAAAGTATTCTTCTAAGGTCAGTTCACCTGGACAATTGTCTGAGTATCCGTAGGGTCTAGGCATTGCTATTGGATTCATAAATACCTCTTCTTTAAAAAGTCTAAGGAAACAAACATCTCATCGAAGCAACCATCATGAACTTCGTGTAAGACCACAATACCTCTCCAATAGTGGTTGCCCTGAGCCCCCATGTAATCTTCGTCGTGTTCATAACAACTCCCTGCAATTATAGCCGTAAGCGTTTTGCCATCTGCTCGAATAGCGTAAGCAACTTGTCTACCTTGTTGATGACCCACAACACACGACTGATGTTTCTTGGAGATAATTGCTGCTGCCGATCCAACAGGGCGATTAAGAGCACCTGCAGTAACATAATGGGCATATAAAACACCATCAACAATAATTGGCTGCTCAAAAGGAATAACTTCCCAACCTGCCTCAGCATACTTCAAGTCTCCAACAGATATAGTACCATCTAACATCGAATCGTTTTCAACTGCACGATTGATACGATGCTCATGATTCCCTAGTGTTAATACCATTCGTGGTTTATATACCTTATCTTTATTCCTCCGCTGTCTTGCTTGTAAGTCACGCAGTGGTTTTAATAAGATGTCCATTGCTTCGTGTGTTGCTGCTACATCATGCTTATATCGTCTACCCTCGAAGGACTTCTTTCCTTTATCATAGCTTGATAATGAAGGCATGTCCGCAAAGTCCCCAATATTAACAATAACATCAGGACGCTTCTTAACAATATAGTTTCCAATCGCTTTTAAATAATTATAATCATGACCAGGTTTCACTTGACAGTCTGGTATTATTAAGTGGGTCGGCATCGTAATCCTTTATATTAATTTCATATCCGTATATGTTTGACAAGAAGCTTAGGAACTCTCGTAACACACAGTCCCAAGACTGATCTGCTGAAAGATTAAACTCATGACGAATCTCCTTGTTGAAAGGAAAGCCATGACGTGCATCTGTCTCATCACCTTCTACGAATTCAAACGTATATCTATTTATAGGATGTTCCATTTAGCGTCCTTCCAAAAGTAAATCCATCCTTGTTCATCCATACCAAGGACAGTGAAGTTATCTTTATCTCCAATAACTTTCCATTCTTTAATGTTAATTGCCATTTGCTTTCCTAACTAATTCAATAAAGTATTCAGCATCTACTAAGACAAGAGGCTTACTATTGTTCTGCTTCAAGACTACGAGTGGCTCGACTAATCCATGCGTCTGAGCTTGTTCATAATCTTTGAAAACTGCAATAGCTTTACGATTCTTGCACTCAATCTGAAAAGGAAAAAGACTACGAGCAGCCGAGCTAAGCTGAACATCCTCTCCACTCGCTCCCATGCTTGTGCTTCTGACATCATCAGTGCTCAGCGTAGGGAATCGTTGGAGTATCTGGTCTCTCACCCACTGCTGTAGCTTTCTTCCTTTTGCTTTTGCTGACTGTGGTTTCAAACTTCATTACCTTTCGTTTCTTTATCCATGCCTTAGGTATGTGTATCCTAGCGTTACTATTATCTTTAGACACTGTGGACGCAATACATATAGCATCTTTTGTTTCACTAATCAGAAAACCTACAGTATGACAAAGATCTATTTCTGCTTTGACTTCGTCTTCCCATCCTGCGTCGGCAACTGCATCGACCCACTGGACGTAGATAACTTTGGAGGTTTCCAGATTTCGTCTGACTGTCTTCTTATCCATAACAATTGTCCGTTCTCCAGCACCCTTGCTTCGTCTCCTTTGTAAGCCTCCAGGACAGCAATATACATTTCGTTTTCGTCTTTGCATTCTTTGAGTATTCTTTCTGCTTTAACTTCGCCAATGCCTTTAATCCCAATAACATTGTCAACCCTATCACCAGTTAAAATCTGTTTATAAAAATTCCTAATACCTTCTTCCTCAGTTATGAAGTATCGGAGATCCTTAGTAAAGTTAAAGTGATCGCCACGAATCATGTCCAAGTCTTTATCAATTGTACAAATACAATACTCTCCAGGCTCTAGTGCATACGCTGCGATACCAATAGCGTCATCTGCTTCTTGTCCTTCAATCATCTCAAAGCCCCAGCTCTGCTGCATATACTGTCTTAGTATAGCGTAGTGCTTTGGCTTAGCTGATTTACGATTACCTTTATACGGAGCAGTTACTGCTACTTCATTCCTGAAGTTACCACCACCTGTGAGATATCCTTTGTAATCTTCAAAGCCATTGAAGAGGATTAGGTTTTCTAGAAACTCACCACATCTAGCTATCGCTATTGACTCCTCATCTTCTTCGGATGAAAAGCCAATGCGATATACTAAGATGTCCCCGTCAATCAGGGCAGTGTGCATTAAAGAGCTTCTTCCTCGATGTCTGCTAGGTTAACACCAGTAGGTTTGTACTCGATCAAATCTTTTACGATGATCTTGCTAATGCCTACTCCTACACCCTGCTTACCACCAACATTATAGTTGTATGGTTTAATCAAAGCTACACCTTTAGATCCGTTAGCAATCTTAACATTCAAAGGACTACCCTTCTCATCTACTGCGAGGATAGGATATAGTTTGCTCTTAGCAGTAACGAAGAAGCCTTGGTCAGGTTTCTTAGCGTCGTTCTTAACATTGATACCCATGTCCATCAAGGTCTTGATAGCATCCTTAGACAGGTTGCAAAGATCGACTTGATACTTGTCAGAGTACTTGTTCTTCTCGTTTAATGAAGCCCAGAAGAGGTCAGCTTTGATTGGTACTGGTTTTACTTGTTCCATTTATTTCTCCTTAATAAACAACTACATATATTATACACTATTTTTAATGCAAATGCAAGTTTTTATCTACATCTCCTGCATTTTCTAGTTCAAGAACATGCAAGGATCGACGTAGTAATTCGATAGTATCTTCGTTGGACATACAAGTGTAGACAGTCAAGTAACTATTGTCGTCCCCTAAGATAACTAACGGCTCTACTCCCTCAGGAATCTCTTCAATTTTCATGGTGCAAAGTCCGCATCTTTAGTAGCTTCTAAGTATTCTTGGGCTTGATCTAGTTCTTTCTCTGCTTCACGTAGCAGTGATCTAACAGTCGATACATGGTTGCCTTGTCTTAGAAGTTTAAGTACTGCTTGTTTTATTTCATCCATCAGTGTGTTTCCTTCCATGAATTTCCTACTCTATACTCGCCAGTGAGAGGGCATCGCATTTCTAATACACGACCTGCTTGCTCGATAGCTTGTACTCCTAACTTACCTACCATATCTGCGTATGCTTCTTCTACTTCAATCTGCCATTCGTCATGCACGTTAGCTACGAACTTATAATCAACACCGAGTTTACTCAGTCGTTCATCTAAAATAACTAGTGCTTGCTTCATGACAATCGCACCCGCACCTTGGAGAAGTGTGTTGACTGCTGCATGGTCAGACCTAACGTGTAGTCTACGTCCATCAAGACCTGGTAATGATCCCGACGACTTGCAGACTTTAGCCACGTTCTCCCTAAGTGCTCGGAGTTTCGGGGTGTTTTCCAGAAAAGAATCAATAAGTCGTTGTCCTTCTTTCGCTCCAGCACCCACAACTTTCCCGATCTTGGCAGCCCCTGCACCATAGAGGAATGCATATATAAACGTCTTTGCTTGAGCACGTGTTTCGAGTCCAGCAGCTTTCTGGTTGGCTGTATGGATATCACCTTGTGTGACCTCATAAATATACGCATCGTCTTTCATATAGTGAGCAAGCATCCTAAGCTCCAGTCCTGAAGCATCGATACCAACTAACTTATATCCTTTCTCTACAATCCAAAGATCCCTACAGTCTTCTCCGTAGGGGCTACCACAACTAGGTACTTGTGCCATGTTAGGACTATGATGTGTCATCCGTCCTGTCACTGCACCATTCGTTATTACTTTACCATGTACTCTACCATCAGGTTGTATCACATCTAACCATGATTTAATCTGAGCAATTCGTTTCTGTAATAACAAGAACTCAGCAATCGCTTTAGCTTCAGGAAAATCTAAGCCTTCGAGCGTCCCTTCGTCGACGATTGGTTGACCGTTTTCTGTGAACTTCTCTGGCTTCCAGCCTTTCTCGATGAGCCTTTCACCGATTTGCTTGCGACTGCCTGGGTTGAAGACTTCGACGAGGGGCTTGAGGGGCTTTCCTGTTTTCTCTGAGACTCGTGGGGTTGTCTTGGTTGGAAAAATGTTTTGAAGCTCAGTCTCAAGAACAACCAGCTTACTTTGCAGCGTTGCCAGAAGAGTGACAGCAGCCCTCTCATTGAGTTTAAATCCGTTTGTTTCTTGCGTAGCGATGACCGCTTGTACATTGTGCTCAAGTTTAATACTCCTCTCATCAAATTTATTTCTAGTAAGTTCAGCAGTTAAATGCTGGTACAGTTTCTCAGTTACTAAAGTATCTTGAATGCAGTACTCCTCCATCTCTTTGGAATAACCTGCATCAAAATCTTTGAAGTCTCCCTTAGCAAAACCTAAGCGTTGACCCCATGCATCTAAGCTATGTCCTCCCTCTAGACTTGGGCTTAGGAGGCGACTTAGTACGAGCGTGTCGCACATCTGGTTCTGCTTCATCGTAATGTTCCAGTTCCTTCTCAGTACTGGGGCATCGAAGCATATTCCGTTGTGCATGATAATCAAATCGCAACTGTCCAAATACTTTTGTAATCCGCTTGCTTCCTTCCATACTGTTACATCTCCTCCTATTTCCCTAGTAACACACATCCAAATCTTATCGTGTGCTATGTTTGTTTCTATGTCGAGAATAATCTTTTTCATTGCATTCCATTTCCAAAAGTTATTCCAATTAAATAAATTTAATGGAGGACATTTCCATATCACTACACTGGTACTCCTTGTCTAATTCGATTAGGATGTTCACGCTCTAACCAGAAGCAGCGTAACTGTCCATGCTCATCCTTTGCTACGAAGCCATCCCACTTAGAGTGCTTGGTGCTATAGTTGTTGCACTCAATGTGTTCTAACATGTGTCGGTATTCGTTACCAGCAAATCCTGCTGTCAATCCTAAACAGAAGCTTAATAATATTATAGCATTCTTCATAAGATTAAATCCTCTATTGGTTTTAACTGTGCTTGTGGTAGCATATACGAAGGATGAGAATGTTCTTCATTTAATACAGCAACTTTAAATAAATCCTCACCACTAATCCACCCACGAATTAATCCTCCTAAATCATCCACTACAGTTTGTATATAATAATCACAAGGATTTTTCTTATGATACATTGTAACATAAATGTTGCCTAGTTTATTTCGAGTAGCTTTTACATCAATTGATTTTCCTTTAATCCATAAATCAACTGGATTTTTACGCTCATTCAGTGTGAAGTCTGGCATTAAATTTAAATACTTTGCAACAATAAACTCTCCTTTAAAACCATCTATGTCCATGTCGTAGGGATTCTGTTTACTTACCTGTCGATCTACATTGAACTGCATTGCATTCTTTCTACGCATTGTTCCGAAGTATTCACAGATAAATAATTCCTGCCTACTTAGATCGATTCTCATTTGCTTTAACTTTCTTAGCAGTAGTCTCAGCTTCTTTAACTATCACCTGCTGAGTAGCCATAACAAAAGCATCTTGTAATTCCTTGACCATCAGTTCTAACTTAGCAACCTTAGCACCCAGTTCATTGACTGAATCGATTACCTTAGGCAATTGCATTAAACTCATTTTATAACCTCACGTTTATATAAGTGACTACTCCTGCGAAGTACAGGATTACAGCCACAACTTCAACCAGGATCAAAGGTAGATCACGCTGCAATATACCAGCATAAGTCCACAAGCCTGATCCAACAAGTCCAAATAATATATTAAGGGGATATACATTGAAGCTAGTTAACCCTATTCCAATTAAGCATAGTACTGTACCACTCCATTTGATACCATTATTATAACATACTTTCTCCATGTTGGCAACCTTATAGTTTAGTTTCTTCAGGAGGTAACTCGTTCATCCTGCCAGTATCACGACGATACAATAGGCGACAAGCTAACCCAGTTAAACCACTGAATCTATTCTTCAATACTCGGACGTAGGTAGTGTTACGCTCGATCTCATTCTCGTGTTGTCCGTTACGTTCTAATCCAATCACCATGTCTGATAGCTGAGCAATTGAACCTGAACCACGTAGCTGTGCTAGTGATGTAGCAGCTCCTTCCTCATGCCCCTTAGATTCGGGACGCTTAAGGTGAGACACCACAAACAAAGCAATGCCAGTCTCTTGCACAATGGTACGAAGCTTAGTCATGATCTCGTCTAATGCTTTTCTTTCGTCGCCATTCTCCTGAGCAGATACCACAATCGATACGTGATCAAGAAATACATAACGACAATTGAGACCTTTTGCCATGAATCGTACTCGGTTGATAATATTGTCAATGGCGGTAGACCCAAAATGATCAAACAAAAATACACGATCAGTTCCAAGGGTAGCATCAAATGCATGTCTAAGTTCCTCCTCATCAGCGTCACAATCAGGTAAGTGTAATGGTTTATTTGCAGCAAGTGACATCAAACTCTTAGCAGTTTTCTTGACCGACTCCTCCAAGAACATAAGACCAATGTTATCCTCAGTCTTGTTCAGAATCTGCCACACAATCTCACGCATAAACTGAGACTTACCTAGTCCAGATCCTGCAGTAACTGTTACGAGTTCTCCTAAGCGAATACCATAGGTAAGGTTATTCATACCATGATACGGATACTGTACCTCAGCCTTCTCAACTGGCTGGTTTACTAAATCCCACAAGGTAGATCCTGCTACGATACCATCAGGTACATACTTCTCTGCGTTCCACCACTCCTCAACAAACTCCTTCACCAATCCCTGGATCAGGTAATCATTAGCATCCTTGAGTTCCTGCTTAGGGAATCTAAAGATGTGTGCTTTACTGCCAAATAATTCAGCAACCTGATTCGCTGCTTGCTGTCCAGGTTCATCGTTATCAAAACAGATCACAATCTTATCAAAGGAATCTAGGTACTCGAAGCTTGCTCTGCAATCCTTCAATGCAGATGTCGCACCATTACGAATGGATACCACTGGGTAGCGAGAACCTGTCAACTGATAGCAAGCCAAGGCATCAAACTCACCCTCAGTAATCGTGATAGCCTTACCTCCTGGAGTAAACTTGTTCTGTCCGAAGAGCACTGCTTCCTTCCAGTCACCCATCACACTGAATTGTTTCTCAGTCATTGAGCGAGTCTTAGCAGCCACCACCTTACCAGTCATATCACAATATGGAAAGTAGTAACTAGTACCATCAGAACCTGCACCAAAGAAGTGCATAGTCTGTGTAGATATACCACGCTCTACAACTGGGGTAGCTTCTACGTTAGCCAATGCCTCTAGAACTGATTTAAACTGCTTAGGAGAAGAGTTCGTAGGTGCGGTGATGCCCTCCCTTAGGACAGCCTGAACCATCGCCTCTGAGCCCTTCTTATACGTTCCACACTTATGACAGTACTCATGCCCATCATCATAGATACTGTTAGCATCTGAAGATCCGCAGGTACTACAAGGTATGTGCTTTAAAAAATTACTTTCTGTTTTCATTCAATGCCTCATCGTGTTTAATAATCCACTGCAGTGCATCACGCAGTAGGTCAAAGCTTGGTGACTCCTCATTCTTACTAGTCCATCGATAGCTTGGTTTATCTAAGACATCCCAAGTATTGTCCTTCCACTTAGCAGTGCGTTGGTGCGTTATCTCTAGGTTCATTAGTAGGTAAACTCAGCAGTGGTATCGTGTTGCTTTAGTTTACAGTTCCAGGCATCAACGATATCTTGTAGCACGACATCGATACCATAGCGACCTGCACAATCAATCATGTTTTGTATTGCAAAGTGGTAATGCATTTCTTCTTCGTAGTTATCTTCCATAGTTTACTCCTAAGTTTAGCTTCTAAGTTTAACTCCTAAGTACATACTATATAAAATACTTACTATATAAATACTATTAAGTATATAGTATAGCATGCTTAGTAATCGTTGTCAACCCTATTATCAATGCGACTAAAAGAATCATACTCATTGTGGTCTAAGTCTTCCTCTTCGTAGTCTTCTTCATCATACAAGTCTGTTCTTTCGTATGTTAGTAAGTCATCACTTATAGTAGCGTAACATTTATTACACATGTCTAAGTATTCATTTGTATGTACACTCTTACGAGTGGCTTCAAAATCAGACAACATTTTATTACAGCAGTAGCATCTCATATTAGTGCATCTCCTAAAATTTTATAAGCCCAATTAAATTTATTGTCAACTGTTTTCTTCTTCTCCATCATAAGTACTTGAATCTTAAAGCTTTTATCTAGTCTTAGGAATCTCTCAGCCTCTTCCTTATAACCAAATATTCTAACAACTGAACCATCATAATCTAAAATCTTATATAGCTTTTTCATTGCAGTACTCCGTATAAGTAACAAGATAATTCTAACCCGATATAGTATAACACATGTCCACCAAAGTAAGCAAGTGCAAACCATAAAATATATTTAATGTACTTGTCTTCGTTGTCTATCATAAGTCCCTTCCAATGTAGTAAGTTAAGCATACCCAAATCAATATAATAATATCTTTATAATCAATCTCCATCGGCATAGCCTCTAGCGACATCCCTCCAATAGTTTAGGACTTTATCCTTTACTTCCTGTGGTGCTAGATTAAATGGAATCTCCTCGAATTCAGTACCAATATAGCCTGTCTCAGATAATCCTTCATACCATTGTGCGTCATCCTTCCAATAGAATTGTCCCTCAGGATCTTCTACCATGTTATGGATACGCTCCTCAATTAATTCCTCATCGAAGTCCCCATCCTCAGGCTCATAGTAGCTATCGTTATAGTATCCGTTATTCATTATACATTCTCCAATATATCACGATTATATTTAACAGTTAACTGCTCATCTGTCCATTTATTGAATCCACCTTCAGCAAAGAATTCTGTAATGTCATCAATAATAAGTTCAATAGAATCGTTATCAAAAACCCAGTACAATTCTTGTTTAGTTAACTCTTTAATCATGTGTTCTCTATTCATATATTCCTCCTCAATTAATAATTGTTTAAGCTTGCCCACGTTCTAGATCCTCCAGGAATTCAATGACAGAATCAATACAATCTCCAACAGTAAATATTGTACCATCATTATCCTTAGGTTTGTTTTTAATCTTAGCAGATAAGACATTACGAATATCATACATGTCTAATAGTGCTGAGCTAATCATTTCTTTATTCATTACTCCTCCCCTAATTCGTACTGACAATAATCTGCTACCCCTCTATCATACCCTAATTTATATCTATGATGCATCTCCTCATCCTCATAAGGGTTATTATAAATTCCTTCTGATCTGCCATCAAAATATCCTCTAGCGTATTCGTACATATTATCCTCTCAAATAATCTAATCGTTGGTAAGTCTCCATATCAGTATACCCTGATTCGCTTATACGATATAGTGTACATAAGTATCGCTTAGGATCTGTCTCATCAATCCAGATATTAATATCTATTGTACCATCCCAAGCATTCCAATAGTCTTCTAAGATAATGTCTACCTCTTCGGGTTTATGAGTGTCTTTAATTCCCTCAATCAAACCTCTAACGTATGCTTTAATCTCTTTTAATTCGTTATCGTCTATATTCATGTTAAGCTATCCTATAAAAATGTTTTACTCTAGCCCTTGGGTTTGGCTCGTGGTTATCATACCATACCCCATCAATTAAAGCTAGAGCATGATTAGATTTTACCACAATATATCTACCCTTAGGGAATAGTTTAGCGAACTTCTCCAATGTCATATTCAAATAAGTAGGCATCCTCCAATTACCCCTTACTTTAATGACATCCTCCTCATTCTCTATATTGTAATCCTTCTCGGCATTCATTAGCCAATTGATAGAGCATGACATCATAAGAGTAGAGCATCCCCTACCATGTACCCTCCCGAATGCCTTATAGACCTTATAGACATCATAATAGGGTATATCCATTGTCAAAGCAGTAGCATTCAAGGCACAACAATTACGATCTTCACCTTTAATATGAGCTATTTTATTCACATATTCCACAAGTAATCCCTCCTAAGTATTGTATAAGTTTAATTCATTCATATGTAATTTGTCAACGATTTTCTTATAAACTTCTGCTTTACTTTTATAGTAATGGTAATCTCTATCACCTTTTCTAAAGTTTTCCCACGTATTACTTTGCTTATTGCTTAATATATCCCTTATCAAGCTAGTATCTTCATAATGAGACTTAAACCCATGAATATTGTAATGAGCGATAAACCCTGAGCATAGATAGAGATACTTATAACCCCTACTATTAAGCTTACTAATATCTGAGCATGCCTTAACTACATTTTTAACAATAAGATCCTGCTCTTTTAATGTCAATGCTTCCATGTTTAGATTCTCCTTAGTTTATTTAGTTGCAATAATTTTAATTACTTTAGCCATCTTAACTCCATGGGCTTTATATGCTATTACTTTCACGTCCTTATCATAGCAAGCCCGACATCCTGAGCATTTGCCTTCATGCTCATAAGCTTTACATTCTAGAGCCCCTTCGGGTACTGTATCGCTAAAAATTGTGCTAGTAGTTTGTCCGTTAATGATCTCACCTGTAACACTATCACTAGAGAATCTTACTACTACATTATCTAAAGCCATCATAGCGTCAATGGTATGCTGAAATTTAATAAATTTATGCATGCGAGTAGGTAGCCAATGCTTAACCCATGGAGTAGCTTTCATTACTGCTAGAATCTTATTGGCTAAGCTTAGGTCATACATGTCGCCACTATCGAACCATCTAAAATACCTACTAGAGTCTAAAGCTTTTACCATGTCATTAACCCAATCGTCCCTCTTCCAATCTTCCCTATTAAATTCCCTTGGCTTCTTTACATTAGCAAACCTGTAATTACCTGTTGTTGCATAGCAGCCTTGGCAAGCTGGTACTAGATTACCTGTACTGTCTTTAGATCCTGGGCAAGTGTCTAAAGCTTGAAGACTCCAAGATAAAATTCCATCTAGCTTGCTTGTTTTGCTTAGTTTAATCATTTTTAAACCCTCCATTTATAGATAGACTGTAACGTATACGATTAGACCTGTAAAGCTTGCGAGTAATAACCCTGTATTGAATAGGCTTATTAGTTTATCTGATTGTCTCATGGTTTAACCCTCCTTAGTTTATATAAATATCAGCGTTACGAACTTCGTATTGTATCATAGTGTTTTCGTCCCAGTTCTCCATCTCACTTAATAGATCTTTTTTGACTGCTTGAAAATAGTGAGAATCATCTCTAGTAATGTAAACACTTACGAAAACGTAAACTGCTTTTTTGATATCTTTTCTAAACTGTTTTAATGTATTCATGTTTAATACTCCTTACTTGTTGATCATGTATACACTATAACGGATCAATTCTCAGAATGTCAACAATTATTTTATAGGTACTTTCCCTAATGTACGGATATACAGTAGGTCTATCTAGGTCTCATTAGTCTCATGTCTCTAGTAGGTCTCAAATATCTCTCTAGAGTGTGGCGTCTCTCCTCTTACTCTCTAGATTCTAGAATATGCATGCTTAGTTATATAGTTAGAATCTATTGAGCATGGGGGAGGGGGGTTGCTGTGTTATATTTATAATCAGAACCCTCTAAAACACCTAAAAAGTTAAATTAAGAAGTGCCTAATAATTAAGCATATTGATTAAAAATTAAGCAACTAGTCTTCCTAGTAAAATCAAGGAGTTACCTAATAGGGACAGACTCAATAAGACCAAGAAGAAAAGGCTGCTGCGGAATACGTGCTAGTTTACTGGGTAGACCCGCATAGAAGATGTGCTCCGTAGGCATCATAGTAAAATATTACTTGACAAAGTCTCATAAGTATGGTATAATAGTTGTACTAAGGAGAAAAAACTGCTTAGCAGTTCCTAAGTAAATACAATATAAAAATCAAATAATATAAAAACTACTTAGTATAACTTAGAAGTAAACTTAGAAGAGTAGTAATTTTTAAATGTTAGTCTCTACTTACGTAGGAAAAGGCTTAGAGTGGACTTAGAAGAAAAAGAAGACAATCAGGTTGTTGTGTCTATACCTCGTAGGGGTCGTCCACCTAAGGCTGTCGTAGAAGCTAAACGTAAAAGAGGCAAGGTAGGTCGTCCCCAGGGTGACACAGGAAGAATCGCTGAATTCAAAGCTAGACTCCTGAGTACTACTGGAACTAAGGTCATAGACACTGTCTTAAGAAAAGCCTTGGACGATGAAGATAAAGATCAGGTAGCATGTCTAAAGATGTGCATGGACAGACTTCTACCTGTCTCACTCTTTGAAAAGGATGCTAAGGGTCAGCGGAATGCTGTAACCATTAACATTACTGGCTTGGGTGAGACTAAGGTGGAAGCTGTAGAGACCATCGACATGGAAGACGAAGAAGATGAATCTTAACTTCGAACTCCTCCCCTGGCAAAAGAAAGTATTTAGTGACGACACTAGGTTTAAGGTAATCGTAGCAGGTCGTCGCTGTGGAAAGAGTAGACTCTCAGCAGTAGCCCTCTTGGTGGAGGGACTGAGATGTCCTCAAGGATCAGCAGTGATGTATGTAGCCCCTACCCAAGGGCAAGCAAGACAGATTATCTGGGACTTGCTAATGGAGCTAGGTAGAGATGTAATCAGTAACAGTCATGTCAATAACATGGATATCACACTGATCAATGGTGCTAAGATTTATGTACGAGGTAGCGATAGACCTGACACCCTTCGTGGGGTTAGCCTTACTTTTTTGGTATTGGACGAAGTAGCGGATATTAAAAGTGAGACTTGGGAGAAAGTGCTACGTGCTGCGTTATCAGACAAAAAGGGTAAAGCACTCTTTATTGGGACTCCGAAGGGACGCAACTGGTTCTACGATATGTATAACCTGGGGACTTCTGAAGAGGATGAGGAGTGGAAGAGCTGGCATTTCACGACCAAAGACAATCCGCTTATTGATCCGAAAGAGATTGAAGGAGCTAAAAAGACTTTATCGTCATTCAGTTTTAAGCAGGAATACGAAGCAAGCTTCGACAACGCTGGAACAGACTTATTCAAAGAACAGTGGATAAAGTACGGAGAAGAACCCAGTGAAGGTGTTTATTACATTGCAATAGACTTAGCAGGGTTTACTAATACAAACTACTCCTCCGCAAGAGCAAAGAAATTAGATGAATCAGCTATCGCAGTAGTAAAAGTAACTGAAGATGGTGACTGGTTCATAAAGAAGATTGAGCATGGACGCTGGGATGTTAAGGATGCAGCAGCAAGGATTCTTAAGAACATCAGAGACTTTCAACCAGTAGGTGTTGGGATGGAGAGAGGGACAGTACGGAATGCTGTGTTGCCCTATCTCAGTGATCTAATGAGAGCAAACAACGTTTACGCTAGTATACAAGATTTAACGCATGGTGGTAAACAAAAGACTGAACGAGTGGTCTGGGCATTACAAGGACGCTTCGAGCACAGTAAGGTAACACTAAATGAAGAGGAAGACTGGAGAGAGTTTGTAGACCAGCTCCTAATGTTTCCTACGGCTCAGGTACATGATGACTTAGTGGATGCTCTAAGTTACATCGATCAGTTAGCTGTAACGTCATACTTTACAAATGACGAAGAAGAAGATTATGAACCAACCGATTTCATTGCTGGCTATTAAGGAAAGATATGTACGATAAAGAATACGAGAATGAATATGTTCCTTTGAACTTTGACGAACTTAGCAAGAACCCAGCAGTATGGGAAGTAATCAAAGAAGAAATGAACTATCTAAGCGGTGACTGCTTAATGAAGATTATCACTGCTGCGAAAGAAGAAGGACTTAAAGACGATAAAATCTTTATGCCAGCAGTAAAAGTTGTTGAGGTTGAGTTTGAAGATTTATTCAAATCATCGATTGATGACACCACTGAGGAAGACTAAGAATGGCTGAGTTCAAAGAAGATACAGTTACTGAAGCTGATCGTGAATTAGTTTCATTTATTGTTGATCACTGTAATCGTTGGAGAGATCACAGAGATGTAAACTATCTAGACAAATGGGAAGAGTATGAAAGACTTTGGAGAGGAATCTGGGATGGGGCTGACAAGACTCGTGAATCCGAGAGATCTCGTCTTATTACTCCCGCCCTCCAGCAAGCTATCGAAGGTAAGCAAGCTGAGATTTCTGAAGCTGTCTTTGGTCGTGGTGAGTTCTTTGATATTGTTGATGATCGTCTTGATCCTGACCAACAAGATATTGCTATAGTACGTCAGCAAATGCATGAGGACTTTAAGTTCTCTAGGATTAAGAAAGCAATTGATGATGTGATTCTCTTAGGAGAGTTATATGGTACAGGTATCGGAGAGATTATTGTAGAAGAAAAGACAGTGATGTCTCCAGCTACACAGCCTATCCCTGGCAGTGCAATGGCTGCTATCGGTGTAAAAGAACAGAAGAAGTTTATGGTAGGTCTAAACCCTATCAACCCACGTAACTTCTTAGTTGATCCTAACGCTCGTGATGTAGAGTCTGCCTTGGGTGTTGCTATCGAAGAATACATGCCCTACTTCAAGATTGTGCAAGGCATGGTCGACGGTACGTATCGTAAAGTAGGAATTACTCCTAGCTACAACGATATGGACTTAGAACCTGTCCAAGAGATGTCTCCTAAGCAGGACGACAAGGTAAGAGTTATTCGTTACTACGGTCTTGTTCCTAAGAGCTACTTAGAAGAATTAAAGAAGCAAGACGGAGAAGAAATAGTTGAACTCTTCCCTGAAGGTTCGATGGCTGAGGACTACCAAGACATGGTAGAAGCTCTTGTAGTGATTGCTGATGATCAGTGGCTCTTAAAGGCTGAAGAGAATCCTTACATGATGAAGGATCGTCCTATTGTCTCCTATCAAGCGGATTCCATGCCTGGTCGTTTCTGGGGTCGTGGTACTGCTGAGAAGGGCTACAACATGCAGAAGGCTATCGACGCTCAGATCAGAGCTCACCTAGATAGTCTTGCTTTGACCACTGCTCCGATGATGGCAATGGATGCTACACGTCTACCACGTGGTGCTAAGTATGATGTACGTCCAGGAAAGAACCTCTTAGTCAACGGTAATCCCAATGAGATCATGATGCCATTCAAGTTTGGCAACACAGATCCTCTAAATATGGGTACTGCTCAGACTTTCCAATCAATGCTCCTCCAAGCTACAGGAACAATGGACGCTGCTGCTATGCCTAGCCAAGTAGCTGCTGGGGAAGCTTCAGGTGCTGGTCTTTCGATGGCTCTCTCAGGCTTAATGAAGAAGAACAAGCGTACCTTGATTAACTTCCAAGAGGACTTTTTAATCCCGTTCATCACTAAATCTGCCTACAGATTCATGCAGTTTGACCCAGAGCGTTACCCAGTTAAGGACTTTGTGTTCTTGCCTGTATCTACCCTAGGAATGGTAGCTCGTGAGTACGAACAGCAGCAAATGATGGGCTTAATGTCCACTTTAGGAGGTCAATCTCCTATAATTCCAGTACTTTTACAAGGTGTAATCCAAGGTTCTAGCATTGCAAACCGTGAAGAAATCATTTCTACGCTCCAACAAATGAGTCAACCTGACCCAATGCAGCAGCAGATGCAACAGATTGCTATGGCTACGGCTGAGGCTACCCTACAGAAGACCCAAGCAGAGGCTGCTAAAGCCCTTGCAGAGGCTCAGAAAGCTGGAGCACAGGCTCAGGCTGTACCTGTTGAGGCTCAGGCTAAAGTAATCGCTGCAGCTTCTAAGAACACTGCTGATCCTATGGCAGATGAGTTCGAGAAACGCATGAAAATCGCTGATCGTCTCATCAAAGTAGAGGATATTAAGTCCAATGAGCGTATTGCTGAGATCCAAAGTATGGGAAAAATGCAAAAAGGGCTTGACAATTTAATGTAAATATGGTATAATATTAGTACATAATACCACAATAAACTCTCCTTGTCAAGGAAAAAGAGTATGAATAGAGAATTACAAGATTATTACGAAAACAGATTCAGCATGATGGCTACCCCAGGGTGGCAGGATCTGTTAGAAGACATAGATTTAATGCTTAGCTCCACAGACACCGTCAAAGGTGTAGACTCTGTAGAGCAACTCCACTTCAGAAAGGGAGAAGTCTCTATCATGACGTGGATCAAGAACTTAAAACAGTCTAGCGAAGAAGTATATGAGCAGCTTCAGCAGGAAGAAGACAATGCCAAGACGACTGTTTGAATTTGAATGTAAGAATTCACACAATACCGAAGCCTTCGTCGATGTTGACACAAAAGAAGTTTGGTGTGGTGAGTGTGGCGAGGTAGCTACTCGCATTCTTTCCTCTCCTAGGTTGGGTTTAGATCCAATCAGTGGAGATTTCCCTAGTGCTACGGCACGATGGTCAAAGATGAGAGCTGAGAAGCTGGCATTGGAAAGAAAAACAAAAGCTAATCACGGCTCGTAAATGGACTCTTGACCACCGAGCTATTTTTTAAATGTCCTAAAATCGCATTGCGACAGGAGAATATACATGGCTGCAAATTTTATCGAACTGCCCGAAGTAGATGCTAACGAGAAGTACACTGATCCAACACAACAACAAGAAGTAATCCCAGAACCTGCTGAAGAAATAGTAGGACAAACTGAAGAGGTTGCTCTAGAAGTACCTGAAAAGTATCGTGGTAAAGCTCTTGACGAGATTATTAAGATGCATCAAGAAGCCGAGAAGTTAATCGGACGACAGGCACAAGAGGTTGGAGAAGTACGCAAGTTAGCTGATTCGCTTCTAAAGCAACAACTCGAAACGAAGCACGACACACAGCCAAGTAAAGCACAAGAGATTGATTGGTTTGAAGACCCTGAGAAAGCAGTAAAACAGGCTGTAGAAAATAATCCTGTTCTTAAGAAGATGCAAGAGGAGCAAGCTAAACAGGCTCAGCTCGTAGCACTGCAGACAATTGAGAAGGCACATCCTGATTTTGTAAACGTAGCACAGAGCGATGATTTCCAGCAATGGGTAACATCTTCTAAGATACGCACAAGGTTATACGAACAAGCGTCAGACTACGATGTAGATTCAGCGTTAGAGTTACTAGATACTTACAAGTCTCTACGTAATATCAAACAACAACAGCAAGAAACAGTTAAAGCTGCTGATGAATCTCTTAAAAAAGTAGATGCTGAAACTAGAAGTAAAAACCTTAAAACTGCTGCAGTACAACAAGGTGGTACAGGGGAGTCAACAAGACCTGTTTATCGTCGTGCAGATCTTATTCGCTTAAGAATGCAAGACCCAGCTAGATACGAAAGCATGGCAGATGAAATTCTACAAGCTTACGCAGATGGTAGGGTTAAATAACTTTAATTTAATTTTAGGAGATTTAAAATGGCAACAGCAGCATACCCAGGTGGATCAACATCCATCGTTAACAAAACAGCAGCAGATAAATTCATTCCAGAAATTTGGTCTGATGAAGTAATCGCTGCATATCAGAAAAACCTAGTATTAGCAAACTTGGTCAATAAGATGACCATGAAGGGCAAGAAGGGCGACACGCTCCATATTCCTAAGCCAACACGTGGTGTTGCAACAGCTAAAGCAGCTAACACTGCAGTTACTATTCAAGCTGACACCGAGACCGAAGTAAACGTCTCTATCGACCAGCACTTCGAGTACTCACGTTTCATCGAAGACATCGTCGAAGTTCAGGCTTTGGCATCACTCCGTCGTTTCTACACAGAAGACGCTGGCTATGCTTTGGCTAAGAAAGTTGACGACACATTGTTCCAATTAGGTAAGTCCTTTGGTAACGGTGACGCTTCTGACTGGACACATAGCACCAGCTATTTCATTGATGCATCTACTGGTTTAACTGCTTTTGCAGAAGACACTGTAACTACATCTGACGTATTCACTGACGCTGGTTTCCGTGCCTTGATCAAGCTCATGGACGATGCTGATACCCCAATGGATGGTCGTTTCTTTGCTGTTCCTCCATCATTGCGTGCAGCTATCATGGGAATTGATCGTTACAACAGCTCTGACTTCGTTGATGGTCGTGGTGTAAACAACGGTCAGATCGGTCAGCTCTATGGTATCGATATCTATGTAACCAGCAACTGCCCAGTAATCGAAACTGACGCTAACAACAGCGTTGGTGGCGATATTAAAGCAGCTATCTTGGCTCATCGTGATACAATGGTTCTTGCTGAGCAGATGTCTGTTCGTTCACAGACTCAGTACAAACAAGAGTATTTGTCTACTCTGTACACTGCTGACACCCTCTACGGTGTTAAAGTAGTACGTCCTGAGACTGGCTTTGTATTAGCAGTCAACGGCTAATAGTAGTTCCTAAGACTCTCCAGCTTCGGCTGGGGAGTTTTCTTTAAGTGCATTCGCTGAGTGTATTTAAACAAATATAGGAGATAAATTTTGGCTATTTATCGTGGAGCTGGTGGTTCTGGCGATGCTGTAGAAGATTCTGCTAGTGAGGCTATATTAACAGTCCAAGCTAGAGACGCTGCTATTGCTGCACAAGCTGCTGCAGAGGTTGCTCAAACTGCTGCAGAGGCTGCCAAGACTGCTGCTGAATTAGCTGAAACAAACGCAGAGACTGCAGAGACTAATGCAGAGACTGCAGAAACTAATGCTGAAACTGCTGCAACTAACGCTGCAGCTTCTGCTAGTGCTGCTTCTACATCAGCTACTAATGCTGCTTCCTCAGCATCTTCTGCGGCTACTTCAGCAACCAACGCTGCTAATAGTTATAATAGTACCTTAGCTATCTTTGGTGATGCTGCTGCTGTAGCTGCTGCGGTTACTGCTGCTCAAACAGCAGAGACTAACGCTGAGACTGCAGAGACTAACGCAGAGACTGCTGCAACTAACGCTGCAAACTCTGCGTCAAATGCAAGTACTTCTGCAGCATCTGCTTCTTCTTCAGCATCTAGTGCCTCTTCCTCAGCTAGTAGTGCTTCTTCTTCAGCGTCTACTGCTACCACTCAAGCAACTAACGCAAGTAATTCTGCTTCTGCAGCGAGCACCTCTGCAACTAATGCATCTAATTCAGCATCTGCTGCAGCTACTTCAGCAACTAACGCAGCAAACAGTGCAACTGCAGCACAAACTGCAGAGACTAATGCAGAGACTGCAGAAACTAATGCTGCTGCTTCAGCAAGTTCTGCGTCAACCTCTGCAAGCAATGCCTCAACATCAGCAAGCAACGCTGCTACGTCTGCAACTAATGCAAGCAACTCAGCTAGTTCTGCTTCTACCTCCGCTACTAATGCTTCTAACTCTGCTAGTTCCGCAGCTACTTCAGCTACTAATGCTGCAAACTCTGCTACATTAGCTGCTAGTTACACTCCTTCACAAACTGGTAACGCAGGTAAGTATCTTAAAACTGACGGTACTAACACATCCTGGGATACACTAGATGGATCGGATATTAATTTATCTAGCCCTCCAGCTATCGGTGCTACTACCCCATCTACTGTAAACGCTACTACGATTACAGGACAGACAGCTAGGGTAAATGGTACTGGGCAGAATTTACTGTTACAGTCAAACTCTTTTACAAATGCCGCTTGGAACACAAACTCTGCATCTGTAACAGTTACTGGCGGTCAGTCTGACCCTTTTAGCGGCTCAACTGCATTTTTGGTAGTTGCAAGCGTTTCAAATACAGGACATAATTTATACGCTTCAAATTCACCTTTTAATGGTTTGGCTTTGCCATTTACTGTTAGTATTTATGTAAAAGCATCGGGCTACACACTATTCTTTGTTTCAGATGTAGGAGCTGGAACTTTTGCTTGTACTTATGATTTAAATTCCCTAACTGTAACTCCAAGGGTGGGATGTACTGGAACAATTACTGCGGTAACTGGAGCAACTGGGTGGTACAGAATTACATTAACTACTACAGCAGTTCAAACAGCAAACTCAAGGTTTGCTTTTGTTGGTTATCCAGTTGGTGCAACTTTAAATAATTTTGGAGCTACATTTGCTGGTGATGGAACAAGCGGTGTAGTTGTTTATGGGGCACAAGTAGAGTTTGGCTCAACAGCCAACACCTACATCCCCACAACCACTACAGCAGTCTACGGAACTCCTACCTTATCCTTTAGTGGAGTATCTGAAATAGGTTTACTGTCTAATGGTGCATTGTATTTACAACCAGCAGGAACAGGAGCATTACAAGCACAAGCTACTACATCTACTACAGCAGGTGGTAATGCTAGGGGTAGTTATGCAACAGATTGGCAAACATTAAGAGGTTCTGCTGGACAAGTTGCAAGTGGTTTAGGTTCTACAATAGTTGGCGGTACAAGCAATTCAGCTACTGCTAATGGTTGTATGGTTGGCGGTAGAAGCAATACTGCATCTGCTTCAGATTCTGTTGTTAGTGGTGGAAATGCAAATACAGCTAGTGGAGCATATTCAGCTATTGGCGGTGGAAATCTTAACACTGCTGCTGGATATTTTAATTTTATAGGTAGTGGATTTACAAACGCAGGTACAGCATTAGCGGCAGTAACTACTCAAAGCGGCACAATGAACGCTACTACAGCCGTAACGCTTAGTGGTTCTAACGCTAATATTAAAGTTGGGCAAATCATTACTGGCACATCAATAGCCAATGATACCTATGTAGCCGCCATAAGCGGAACATCACTTACATTAAGCAAAGTAGCATCAGGTTCATCTACAAGCACTCTATCTTTCTTTACTCCTCATGGAGTAGTAGTAGGCGGTGGTAATAACCAAGCTACAGGTAGTTATTCATTTATTGGTGGTGGTGGTGATGCTGGTACTGCGGCTAATAGGAATGTGGCTAGTGGGGATTGGTCTACGGTGGCTGGTGGGCAAACAAATACGGCTTCGGGTTTATATTCATCCGCAATAGGAGGAAGAACAAACACAGCGAGCGGTTCAGATGCCATTGTTGGCGGTCTTAATAATTTAGCATCAAGTACTGGAGCAATTGCATTATCTTATCAATCAACAGCAAGTGGTGTTGTTTCAGGAGTTTTTGGTGGAAGATATGGAACTACAAGAAGTATTGCTGGAAATACGGTTTTTGCTGCTGCAAATGCTCCATTAGGTGGTGCATCAGGTTTATCTCAATCTGCCGTATTAGTTCTTGCCATCCAAACCACAGACGCAACTCCTACTGCTCTTTGTTCAAACAACTCAGCCGCAGGAACAACAAACCAAGTAATCCTACCTAATAACTCTGCTTACTTCTTTAGAGGTGAAGTTATCTCAGGAGTTACTGGCGGTGGTAACACTAAAGGCTGGACTATTGAAGGGGTTATCAAGCGTGGTGCTAATGCGGCATCGACTGCCCTAGTAGGCACTCCTACAGTAACTTCTAGCTTTGCTGATGCTGGTGCATCGACATGGACAATTGCAGTAACAGCAGACACAACTAATGGTGGATTAAGAGTTACCTTTACAGGGCAAGCTGCAACGACTATTAGGACAGTCTGCCGCATTTCCAGCGTAGAAATGACCTACTGATTTGCATGAATTTTAAATAAAAAGGAAACATTATGGCTCTCAAACTTTCTGTACAAACCCAATTTGGCGTACCAGCCCCACAAGCCTACGCTAGAATCACTAACTTCTTTGGCACTAAAGACCAAATCCAAGTCCAAGTCGCTATTCATTATGACGAGTCGGCAAGGCATGGCAATATGGCTACAGTCAAAGAAAACGCACACTATATCAATATGGAAGATTTAAAGGGTGACTTAATCCCTGCAATCTACGAAGTTTTAAAGACTTTTAGTGATTACGAAGGCGCAGAGGACTGCTGATGGCTTTTGCAGACCAATATGTCGTATATGGATATTGGGATA